GTGACCAAGGAGACCAAGGATACCAAGGTAACCAAGGTAACCAAGGTGATGTTGGTGCCAAAGGAGACCAAGGAGACACAGGTGCTACTGGTGCAGGTGGAACAAGTGGAAGTAGTGGTTCAAGTGGTTCGAGTGGAAGTTCAGGTTCAAGTGGTTCAAGTGGAAGTAGTGGTTCTTCTGGAACAAGTGGTTCAAGTGGAAGTAGTGGTTCAAGTGGTACAACTGTAAGTGGAACAAGTGGTTCTTCAGGTTCAACTGGTGCCAAAGGAGACCAAGGAGACCAAGGACATCAAGGAGACCAAGGACATCAAGGAGACCAAGGTGACCAAGGAGACCAAGGATACCAAGGTAACCAAGGTAACCAAGGTGATGTTGGTGCTCAAGGAGACCAAGGTAACACAGGTTCAACTGGTGCAGGTGGAACAAGTGGAAGTAGTGGTTCAAGTGGTGTAATATCATTAGCTACAGATGCTAATAATAGAGTTATAACTTCGGATGGAGATGGAACTGGTACAGCTGAAGCTACATTTACTTATGACACTTCGGCTGGACTTAGAATTGGTGATTTTGCAAGAAGTGGTAATAGTACATACATTAGTATGTCTGATACAGTTGGTAATATAGAATTATCTACAGTTGGTGTTGGTAGTATCGGTGATGCAAAGGGATTCTCACTTGGTACTTATTTATCTGTTGATGATGTTAACGAGGTCGCAAGATTACAATCTGAGGGAACTATATTCATTGGTGATGACGATTGGGTAGGATATGGTAATGGTACACATATAGAAGTAAATGATACTAATCAACAAATTAGTATGAGTGCTACACTTGGTGTATATGTTAGTACATTATCTACTGGTGCTGCTATTGATGTTGGTGCGGATAAAAATGGTAAATTACAATTACATTCTTCTGATGAAAGACTAAAGAAAGATATTTTCGAAATATCACAATCACTTGATACTATTAAAGGATTACGTGGTGTTACATATAAATGGAAAACACCAGATGAAGGTAATGCAAGAAATAATGCACTTGATACTAAAACATACTATGGATTTATCGCTCAAGAAGTTACTTCTTCAGATGCTCATGGTATAACTTTTACTGATAGAGAAGGTTTCTTAGGTCTTAATTTATCACAAGTTATACCGATATTAGTTAACGCTGTTAAAGAATTAGAAGAAAGAGTAACAGAATTAGAAAATAAATAACTCGTTTAGGAGTTATATAAGATATTTATATTTAGTTATCTAAATGTTATAAGGAGAATATAAATGGCAGACACGATACAATTTTCTGCAGAGGAAATGAAACAATTACAAGAGTTACAACAAGCATATCAAAATAAGACTATTGAGTTTGGACAATTAAAAGTTCAAAAGATTCTATTAGAACAACAATTGAAAACTTTAGATGATAGACAAACTCAAATGGAAGTTGATTATGTTAATATTCAAGCAACTGAAAAAAATCTTGTTGACCAACTTAATAAAAAGTATGGGCCTGGTTCATTAGACCCAACTACTGGTAAATTTACACCCGTAGAACAAGATAAACCAACCGAACCAATTAAGTAACTAACAATCGTTTCAGATTTAAGCAGACTATTTATATAGGAATATGTTATATATTCGCATGCGTAAAATTAAAACTAATTAATTAGGAGAAATATAATGGCAGAGAGAATCGTCAGTCCTGGTGTATTTACTCGTGAAAAAGACCTTTCATTTCTTCCACAAGCTATTGGTGAAATAGGAGCGGCAATTATTGGGCCAACCGTTAAGGGGCCTGCTTTTGTTCCGACTATTGTTCGAAATTTCAATGAGTTTGTGGATATTTTTGGTGATGTCACGAAAGATTTTTATACACCTTATACCGTAGAACAATATCTACGGAGTGCTGGTACGGTTACTATCGTTAGAGTTCTCGGAGAAGACGGATATTCAAATGATGTAATACATTTATATGCCGTATCTGGTGCTGACGCCGCTACTGGTGTCTCACATTCACTTGCTTATCTCGCACCATCCGCTGGTGGTGTTAGTGGTACAGGTGATTTATCAGGTACAACAATAACTGGTGGAGATATAAATACAACTGATTCAGCACTATCAATTTCTGGTAGTGATGTTTCTGCGTATTCTGTAAATGTATCGTTTAATACAAGTAGTGCTAATTACATAGAGAATTTATTTAGCTATGATGCACAAACTTCTACGGGTGCTGGTGGTACTTCCGTTCCAGTTTACTTATATAAAAACTTTAAAAATGCACAATCAACTGTTGCATGGGCAGGTACAGAACACATTTCTGCGTCTGTAGCTACTTTAGATTTTTCAAGTACAAACTATAGTAATGCTTCGACACCTACTGTTCAATCACAGATGATTAATAGTGCTAGATTTAATCTATTTAAAGTTAATACTCGTTCACATGGTTCTAATGTAAATGATGACAATTATGTTGTTATTTCTAATGTGAAAGCGGCTGGTAGTATTGCTGGTTCAGATTATGGTTCATTTTCACTTGCAGTACATAAAGTAGATGATGGTTCATTACTTGAATCATGGCATAACTTGAATTTTGATAAGTCAAGTACTAACTACCTACCAAGAGTAATTGGTGATAGATATGTAACAATAGACACAAATGGTAAACTTACCTACAATGGTGATTGGCCAAATATGTCTAACCATATCTACATTAGTGATTATTCAGACCTTGAGTTTGCACCTAAGACTGTTGTTCCAATGGGCCACTCAGCGTTATCAAATACAGTACCTGGTACTACTATTGTTGACGCGGCTAAATTGGTAACATCACAAACAAGTGAAACTGAAGAATTTGATACAACTATTCCTTATGGATTTGACTTTAACTATTATTACACATATAACAATAATGTTAAAGCTCACGATAACGTTTCTTACTTAGCACCAGTACCAACAGGTGCTGGAACTGGTAATAACGCTACGATGTCCTTGGAGAATATGAGTGGTCATAATTCTGCTTCACTTGCTAATGGATATGCTACTGGTTCTGCTAAAATTACATTGACTGGTTCACATATTAGTCAACGTAAATTTGCACTACCTTTTCAAGGCGGATTTGATGGAATGAATCCAGCTACATTGAAAAAGACTGGAGCTAATATTACTTCAGCTAATGTTATGGGATTCGATTGTTCTTCAGCTACATCAATGGGAACTACAGTTTACAAGAAAGCTGTTAATGCTGTAAGTAACCCAGATGAGTTCGATATTAACTTACTTGTAACACCAGGTCTTGTACATGGTCTACATAGTAAAGTTACTTCAAGAGCTATGAATATGTGTGAAGAACGTGGTGATGCTTTTTATGTAATGGATGCTTCCATACATGGTGAGAGTATCTCTACTATAACAAATCGTATATCTGCATTAGATACTAACTATGCAGCTGTATATTATCCTTGGGTTAAGATTGTAGATTCTGGTACTTCGTTACCAGTATGGGTTCCGCCTTCGGTTGTTCTACCTGGTGTTATTGCATATACCGACCAAGTAGCTCACGAATGGTTCGCACCTGCTGGTTTGAATAGAGGTGGATTAACTTCCGTTCTCGAAGCTGAAACCAGACTAACTCATGCAGAACGTGACGACCTTTATGAAGATAGGGTTAATCCTATTGCTTCATTCCCAGGTCAAGGTGTTTGTGTATGGGGTCAGAAAACACTACAAGCTAAACCATCCGCATTGGATAGAGTCAATGTACGTAGATTGTTAATTAGATTGAAGAAATTTATTGCTTCATCTTCAAGATACCTATTGTTCGAACAGAATACTGCTGGAACAAGGAATCGTTTCTTGAATATTGTCAATCCGTTCTTAGATTCAGTACAAGCTAATAGTGGTTTGAGTGCATTTAGAGTTGTCATGGACGAAACTAACAACACATCAGATGTCGTTGATAGAAATCGTCTTGTTGGACAAATCTATATTCAACCTACGAGGACTGCAGAATTTATTGTTCTGGATTTCGTTGTACTCCCAACAGGAGCTACATTTCCAGAGTAATTAAACGTGTCAGTTTAAACTTAAAACCCACCTATCGGTGGGTTTTTTGTTTGTGTGATATTTATTATTGATATTATAGAGATATAGGTTAATCACTTTTATGAATTAGTGATATTTATATATAAGTAAAAAATTAATTAATAATTTGGAGATAAGAAAATGGCTGAATTACTCGACCCTTCAGAAATAATGTTCACTCCGTTTGAACCGAAAACGAAGAACCGTTATATATTATATGTTGAAGGTATACCATCTTATTTGATTAAAACTGCAAACAGACCAAGTATAACGTTTGAAGAAGTTGAACTTAATCATATAAATGTAAAAAGATATGTTAAAGGTAAAGGTTCGTGGGAGCCAATTGAAATTACCTTATATGACCCTGTAGTACCAAGTGGTGCTCAAGCTGTAATGGAATGGGTAAGACTACACAAAGAGTCTGTAACTGGACGTGATGGATATTCTGATTTCTATAAAAAGGATATCACAATCAATATGTTAGGGCCAGTTGGTGATAAAATAGAAGAATGGACTCTTAAAGGTGCATTCATTGTTTCAGCGGCTTTCAATGATTTGGATTGGTCTGCGAGTGACCCAGCCGAAATTACATTGAGTCTACGTTACGATTACGCTATACTACAATTCTAAAATAGTTTATTGGTGGATAGGGGGAAGTTTGTGGTGGACTTCCCCTTTTTATTTATTGATGGTTTTTACTTGTAAGTAGATACTTATTAAAAAGAAGTTTTATAATAGTTTTATATGAATCAAAATATATAGATTAAGGAGAAATTATGGCAAAGAAAGAAAAGCCTAAATTTCCAAGTGAAATTGTACCTTTGCCTTCAAAAGGACATTTTTATCCAGAAGGACATCCCTTGACAAAAGGTGAAGTTGAAGTTAAGTATATGACGGCAAGAGAAGAAGATATATTAACTTCACAGAATCTTATTAAACAAGGTAAAGTTATTGATGTTTTATTAGAATCATTAGTAATAGGTGACTTTGATATGGACGATATGTTTATTGGAGATAAAAATGCAGTTATGATAGCTGCTCGTATTCTTGGATATGGTAAAGAGTATCAATTTGAATTGGATGACCCTGCTACTGGTGAAAAAGAAAAACACATACTTGATTTGACTACACTTGAACATAAAGAAATTGATTTATCAGAAATAGAGAAAGGTACTAATGAATTTGATTATGAATTACCATTCTCTAAAAAGAAACTCACTTTCAAAATGTTGACACAAGGTGATGAAAAACAAATCGCCGAGGAATTAAAAGCCTTGAGAAAGGTAACTAAAAAAAGTGGTATCGAATCAGAAGTTACTACACGATTAAAAAAAGTAATTACATCAATAGATGGAGATAGTACTGTCGGAACTATCAACAACTTTGTTAACAATGAATTTTTATCAAGAGACTCACGAGCATTTCGTGAACATCTCATGTCTGTAACACCTGATGTAGACTTGGATATCATTGTTGATTTCACTTCAGGTGAGGAGGTCGAAATCACCGTTCCGATGACGGTGGAGTTTTTTTGGCCTAAGTCCTGAACATAAACCCCAGATACACGAACAAATATTCCAAATAGTATTTCATGGGAAAGGTGGCTTCACTCACGATTCCGTCTATTCCATGCCCACCTATCTTCGTAAATTTTATTTCTTAAAAATGCAAGATTTTTATAAGAAAGAAAAAGAACAATACGATAAAGCCAATAAGAAGAGTACAGCTCGACCACCATCATATAAAAAATAAGTTTTCTGATATTTATTATAGATAATTCCCACTAAACTGTAATGTTATACATAAGGAGTAAAACATGGAAAAGCTGAATGATATTAAGAAGATAGCTAGAAAATTTATTAACAATGCAAAAGTCTATCAGCTCAAAAAGAAGATTCAAATAGTTGCATCAAGTGGTGCATTTATGGAACTATACCATGAAGATTCTGGTAAAAATTATGAAATATTTGACCCTAATGATAACCTTGTTGCTGGTGGTGATTATGATTCTGTATTAGAACCTTTTGCAGAATTTAAAGATATGTTACGTTCTCTTAAATTAGAAAATATTAAACAATTAAAACCAAGTAGAGTATCAGAACAAAGAGTATTCTATGAAGGTATTATTGATACATTATTTCAAAGAGTTATAGCTGGTGCCAAACCAAAACAAGTAGTTAAACAAGCTGTTAAAAATCATCCAGAGTTAAGTAAAATGGAAAAAGAAATTGAAAAAGATTTAGAACGATTGAGAAAAGACAGAGATGATTTTAGAAAAAAACTTAAAAAAACAGCAATGTGGTAAACCACAAAATTATAAGGACTAAATAGTGGCCAGACCAAAATCAGCAACAGCGGAATTAAAAGGACTTCAACAAAAGAAGAAATTGTTAGCGGATATTAATAAATCTGAAAAGCTGACTACTGCCCAAAAAAGAGAACAAAAAAAATTAACAAAAGAAATAGGTGATATAGAAAAGAAGTATGGTAAAGAAGTTGTTACGGCATTTGAAAGACGCGAAAAGATTGTTAAAAACTTAGTTAAAGATAAAAAAGAATCAGTAAATCTTGAAAAACAATTAGTAGAATTTGGTAAAACTGCTGTTATTGGTGCTAAAGATTTAGCCTCAATAAGGGGAGTGATAGCGGATACTGCTAAACAAGAGTTCGACCAGGTTACAGACATTTCTGGTATAATGTTAGAGAATTTAGATACCGCTCGAGATTTAAATACCGCACAATTAGCCATTGGTACTAATATGTATGACCAATTGGATATTGGGAGTCAACTGGGTGCTACCGAGAAAAAAATAGCCGAAGAAAGATTAAAATTGATGTCTGGTCAACATGATTTATCAGAAGACCAAGTTGATTTGGCTCTTGAAGCACTTGATATAGCCGAACAAGACTTAGAAACTCAGAAAAAAATACATAAATGGCAAACCGCACAAAATGACGCTCAAAAGAACCTTGGGAAAGGTATGAACGATATAAAAGACCAAGCTCAAGCGTTTGGTGCTCAAATAATGGCTATAGCGACAAACCCAATGGTTGCTATTGGAGCGGCCGCTGTAATGGTTGGAAAAGCATTATACGACACATTCCAAGGAGCAATGGCCCTTAAAACCGAGTTAGGTATTAGTGACGAAGCGGCTATGGGTCTTCAAATGAATATCGCAGAAACTGCTAGAGCGTTTAAGATGGCTGGAGTCGAGTCTGCGGATGTAAAAGATGCGGCCATGGGATTAATGAATAATTTCGGTGGAATTAATGCAGTAACACCAGAATTGTTAGGTGGTATGGCTCAAATGAAAGCGGAATTAGGAGTTAGTGGTACTGCTGCCGCGAACTTAATGGTAGCGATGAAAGCAACAGGGGCCGCGTCACAAGAAGCCGCATTTGAAATGGCTAAGAGTGTCGGTCACTTAGCTCAAGCGGAAGGTGTTGCACCAGGTCAAGTAATGCAAGATTTAGCTAACAATACTGAAGCTTTCGCTTCATTCGCTAAAGATGGTGGTATGAATGTTGCTAAAGCGGCTATTCAAGCAAAGAAACTTGGTATTAATTTTGATACATCGGTTAAGATAGCAGATAATCTATTAAATTTCGAATCAAGTATACAACAACAAATGGAAGCAGAGATTCTACTTGGTAAACAATTGAATCTCGATAAAGCTCGTCAATTAGCTCTTGCTGGTGATATAGAAGGTTTACAAAAAGAAGTATTAAAAAATGTAGGTTCTGAAGCAGAGTTTAATAATATGAACGTTCTTCAAAGAAGGGCGTTAGCTCAATCTATTGGGGTTAGTGTTACTGAATTATCTAAGATGGTTGCTAATCAAGCTAATATTAATTCACAGACAAAGACACAAGAGAAGTTTACTAATCTTATGGCTGCCGCAATGAAAGAAATAAGAAATCTCGGTGAAGATTTGTTAAAGATATGGCAATTAATAAAACCAATTATTATGGTTGCATTAATACCAATTGGTGCGGCTGTTTGGGCGGTAATTAAACTTGTTGCTTTATTAGCCGAAGGTCTTAGTATACTCAATGAATGGACAGATGGTGGAGTTACAGCGTTTTTAGGTGGTTTAGGTGCTATATTTCTGTTGACTAAGTTGATTGGTAAGACGAGTATTAAGAATGCTATAACGGAACGAATTGAGAAAATGAAAACTTGGGCCATGGAGAAGAAAAATTTAATATTTAAACAAGCTATGGACAAGGGTGGTTCTTCACCAACCACCGATACAGGTACAAAAGGTGACCCACTCGGATTTGTAAAGAAAATTAAACCAAAGAAGATATTAGCGGGGGCGGCCGCGATGTTGATTGTATCCGCCGCACTATTTGTTACAGCTAAAGCTCTACAAGAGTTTGGAAGTGTAGAGTGGAGTTCATTAGCTAAGGCTGGTGTTGCTTTACTCGGATTAGTAATAGTATTAGCCGCGATTGGAGCTATAATGATGAGTGGTGTTGGTGCTGTCGCTATTCTTGCAGGAGCCGCGGCCATGTTGGTTATTGCGGCATCATTACTTGTATTAGGACATGCTATACAAGCCATAGGAACTGGTTTCGGAATGTTAGCAGAAGGTATAAGTTCATTTACACCATTACTAACTACATTAGTTCCGTTAGCAGGTGGTATATTTATTTTAGCTGGAGCGTTTGGAGCGTTAGGAATTGGAATGGGTGCGTTAGCCATTGGAGCTCTTGCATTACTACCAGCTTTACCTGTATTGATGGCATTATCGGGAATTGGAATGTTAGGTATGGCGTTAGCAGGTGGGGGAGAAGAAACAGGTCCAGAACCACCACCAATTACTGATATGGGAGTTACAAATGATAAGTTGGATGGTGTTATATCCGCTATAGGACAATTACAAGCAGATAATAGAGTATTAATGGAACAATTAAATAATAAAGTTAAGAATTTAGGTACTGAATAATATGGCATTAGTAGATTTAGTAAGTGATTTATCACAAGGAGCAGGACAACCAATTGGTTCACCATCTGGTAATAATATGGGGTCTGCTACTGCACCACAACCAGTAGATTTCTTTCCAAATATACATGCAACTGGATTCACAATGAATTTTGGAGGCCCACCAACATTATTTACTTTAAATGGTATACCAGAAGTGGTTGATACTAATCCAATAGGAAGACATACCGCTGGACAAGACGTTGGTTTATATGAACCAGTTACAATGTCTAATATATCAAGACCAGATATCATACCCTTTAATTTATCAGATATAAGTACACACGAAAGACCAGAATTGATTGATTGGTTTAGTGTTACTACAGAAAATAGCCCTAATGCAGATAGAAGTCCAAGACAACCATTTAATTTTCCAAGTTTAGAAACACCAAGTGCTTTTAATTCATATAATAGTAGTGGAACAATAGATACAGAATTATCAACCGAAGGACAATATGATAAGTTACCTTATAGAGATAATAATGTAATAGGATTTGACCAACCTTTTATTATAAAGGATATTGGTAGTAAAGCAGGACTTGATGCTGTTAGTGGTATACCAGGAATTGGTATGGCTAGTGTTATGGTTGGTAGAACAATTGATGATGTTAAAAGGATAGGAAAATTTATATTTACACCACAAGGTATTACATTTGGAGTTAAACAATTTATATTTTATAAATTAAATCCATTCCAACATACAAGAACTTGGAATCCATTGGGATTAGTATCAATTGTACCAATGGTACACGCAAGAAGTCATGGAACATTCAGTACTACGTTGATAGAAGCTATGGATGGTGCTAAAGATTTAATTGGTGATTTGAAAAAGGTAGGTTCGGACGCTGGAAAGGGTGTTGGACAGGCCGCAGGAGCCGCTTTAGATTTTTTACAAGGAGCGGCTAAGAGTACTATTCATTTTGCAGGTGATGCTGCCCAATTTGGAAAAGAAGCGTTTACTGCTGGGTCGAAAACAATTGCACCAATACTTGAAAGATTTCGTACATACTTTCCACACAATGAACAAAGAGCTAAACTTGAAGCACCAAAAGAAACTTTACAAAATGAATCTAATGGATTTAAAATTGATTGGACTAAGATTAAAACTACTACTAAGAATATATGGAGTAAAGGTAAAGATATAACAGTTACAATTGGTAAGGGTGCAATGAGTGTTGGTAAAAAAGCTTACGCTGGAGTTGGATGGGTAGGTGGTCATTTAAATGAGATGGATTGGGCTAGAGATGCACATCGTGGGCCACATACAAGATATCAAGATTCATTATCTATTATTATGAGTGGTAAAGCTCAAGGGCCAGGTCTTGTATGGAAAAGTGTTGGTGATTTGGGTGAAGAACTAAATCAATCTGCACTTGGAAATGAAGATTCTCAATTATTATTTTGGAGTAACCTATGGGGAACTGATATACAAACAGATGATTGGGAAAGTGGTGTTGGTACTAATATTGGTAAGTATCATCATATGTCAATGTGGCCAGATAATAGAGAAGATGGTAATGGTATGTCTGTATTAATTGCTCGTGGTATGATATGGAAACACCATCCAAGTAGTGTTAGTGGTCAATCAAATCCCGTAGAAAGATTTCCTTCATTAGAAGTTAATCAAGCAAGGTATTTAAGTGTAGTTGATTCTAAACCTAATAGTATATCAGAATTTAATATACCAAGTAGTGTTATAAAACCAGTAATTGATGAGGATGACCCACAAAGATTATTAATACCACAACCACCAAGTATTGTAAATGATAGAGACCCAATTAGAAATTATGCTATGTCTTCGTATGGACAATTACCAGGCGAAACTAATCCAAGGGATGAGGTTATTTATGAAAAGACATTAAAGACACCAAGAGAAAAGAATGATGAGTCTTTTACAACACCAGATGGTGATACAGTTAAAATGGAAAATGAGTTACAAAAGAGAACAGATGCTAAAGCTATAATGTATACTCTTGGTGAACCTGGTAAACCAGGTATGAAACCAGTATGGGATGATACTCTTGGATTGATAAAGAAAGGTCATACAAATAAATATGCAAATGAGTTGACCGATAATGTTAATATGACACCATACGGACAAGATTCAGAGTCAGATTTTATTCCATTTAAATTTAAAGATTTAGTTAATAATAAATGGATTGTATTTAGAGCAACTCTTGAAGGTATAAGTGATGCTGTTACACCAAATTGGAATGAAACTCAATATATAGGTAGACCAGATAAAGTTTATACATATGGTGGTGCTGATAGAGCAATAGGATTCTCTTTTAAAGTATTTCCAAACACAAAACAAGAGATGATTCCATTGTGGGAAAAATTAAATTATTTAATGGGTCTTGGTTATCCGGCGTGGAAGACTGTAGGAGACCAAGGTGGTAGATTAATGACACCACCATTTGTTGAATTGACAATAGGTAATCTTTATAAGAATACACCAGGTTTAATAGATAATATTAGTTTTACTATAGAAGATAGTGGTGGTTGGGATATAGATTTACTTGCAAGTCAAATAGAAAAAGTACAATTACCAAAATTTGTAACAGTACAAATCGGATTTAAGTTTATTGGTAATTATGCGTTATCAATGACAGGTAAACATTTTGATTTAGATTGGTTGGATGGTACTAAACCATATGAAACATTTTTAAACGACCCATCTACTAATGAAGAAGGCAACGAAGTTGTTAGAATAGGTGGTGTTGAGACCGTAGTTAATGATTTAGTAGCTGTACAAGGCCCAACAGATATTAGAAGGTCATCATAATGAATAGATACGAATTTACAAAAATTAAAAAAGATAAAAATGGTAGACGTAGTTACAAAATAACAAGGTATCCAGAAATTAGAATACAAGATACTGATACTTTTCATTTCGCTAGAGACTTCGAGAGATTTGATTGGTTAGCTTATAAATACTATAAAGATTCATCTTTATGGTGGGTAATTGCTAAAGCTAATGGTTATTCCCACGAATCAAGGCCAAAGATTGGTGAAAAGATTCGTATACCAAGAAATATAGCTAGTATATTAGACGATTTTAGAAAAATCAATAAATAAGGGTAAGTATGTTAAACCTTTCGGAAATACATCCAGACGTTAGGAAAACACTACATAAAACAGAAAACGCTCTTGTAAGAGATGTTTCTGCGAATGTAGCACAAGGTAGTGTTGGTACTGCTATAAAGGATACTTATGCTAAAGCACCTTGGGTGAGGATGTTTTCACCTATAAACTCTACACAACAATATGCTTATTATACTAAAAAAGACGCACCACCAGAAAATGCAGAACGACATGGAAAATTATTACAAGTAGGTGATATTAAACTTGGTACAGATGGTAAAGGATATATGTTGGAAGACAATCCGCGTGGTGGTATGGATGGTGTTTGTATAGTAGGTGGTGAGTTGGTAAAAGACACTATTGATTCACCAGAAGATGCTTTAAAACTTAGAACATTAAATGGGTTTTCAGAAATGTACGATAGAGTATTGTGGGATAAACAAGCATCTAACGAGTTAACATATGATACTGGTGGTAAAGTTAGAATAAATGAAGATAGATTTAGACCATTACCAGGCATAACATCTGTTAGTGTTGAATTTGCTGGTGGTACAAAAGCTATACGAAATGCAACAATAAATTGGGTTTGTCATTCTTATTCTGATGTAGCAAGATTACAACCACATTTCTTAGGTCATGGTAAACCAATTATGTTGGAGTGGGGTTGGAGTTCTATAGAAGATTTTAATGCTATACAATTTTTTAGTAAAGATGAAATTCAAAGTGGTGAAGCTTATAATACAATTCAATCAAGAATATGGGCTAATAAAGGTAAATATGATGCCATGGCAGGTCTTGTCAAAAACTTTGAATGGAAAACTCGTGATGATGGTGGTTTTGATTGTACAACAGAAGTAACTTCCTTGGGTGTAAATACTTTAGGACAACAAACAAAAAGTGAAGTAGCTCCATCCACAGACCCAGAAGAAAAAACTACTGAAGAAAAAGAAAAAGAGGGTGGAAGTACAATTGGTGGATATACACCAACATTAGAAGAATTTGTAGAACAATTAGATGATGAGATTGTTGGGTTATGTATGGAACCTGGTGTAATTTTTGGTAATGCTTGGAAAAGTGTAAGACCAATTACAGACCAACCACCTGGAATAATGAAAACCATATTAACCGATGGAATCAATAGAACAGTGGGGCCTTATGTATCTTGGGGTTGGATGGAAGATAATATTATAAGTAAATTTTTAGGTAAGGTAAATACTGATGGTAGGTTATTTTCTACATTTAGAAGTGTTATACCAGTAATGGAAAATGGTAAACCAAAAGAAATTGGTGATGAAGGTGGAGAAGAGTCTTGGAGATGGGAATCGGTGAGAATTTGTAATCATGAAGGTTTACTTACTTCTAATCCAGATAGATTTATATTTAAAGGACAATGGGTTACAGCAAATAATATTGATATAAGTAAAGATTATGATACAGAAAAAATAACTCAAATGGTTAAGGATTTTGAAGATGCAGGTGATGGTAAAAGTTTTGATAATTTTGCTTGTCCAGATAATCCAGAAGAAGGATTTTTAAGAAATGTTATAATACACTGGGAAGAAATAAAAGAATCCTTTATAGGTGTAACTTCTATAGAAAGTGGTATGCAAAATTTATTTAATAGAATGAATGAAGATTATGGTATTTGGAAACTAAAAGTTACTGATGCAACATTACCATCAACAAAACATGGTGCTGGTAGAGTTATGGTGATTGATGAAAACCATAGTGAAAATACGGTAGAAAATTTATTAGAGACTACAACGGGCGTGAGTAAATTAGTTGATGGAAAAGTAGAAGGTAAGTTGTTTGTATTCAATGTAATGAATGAAAAGAGTATTGTAAAGGGCCATTCATTAACAGCTAAACTACCAAGTTCAATGCAAACTGCGGCTATGTTTGGAGCGAATAATAAAGGAAATGCTCCAGCTGTTGCTGGTAATCCATCGTCTATTAGGTATGGTAAAGCTGTAGGTAAACATCCAGACCAATCTATTGGTGATATGAAGATGGCGTGGCAATATGGTTCATTTGGTTATAATGGAGACCGAGATAGTATTGACAATATCATATCTGATGCAAATTCACCACTAAGTGTTAATGGTGGGCCACCATTATTAATAACAGCTAAAGCTAATGCAGAAAGTACGGATGTTACTACTGATGATAATGCTAATAAAGCTAGAGATGAGGCATTAGAAGAAGAAAAAAACAAACTTGCACAAGAGAAAGAATTTCAAACCAATATTGATAAAATTAAAAATAATGAAACAATATCAACCTCCAAACATGATGATAAAAAAATGTATAATGATAAAGGATACTTAAAAGACGAAGGCGAATATAAGTGGAAAAGTATAATGAGAAAGATGATAACAACTGGTCCAACTGGTGTTTATAATGTTAGACCATTACTTATTCCATTGGAGATAGAAATACAAGTTACTGGAATAGGTGGTATAGTTCCTGGTAATGCGTTTACTACAAGTTATTTACCACCAGAATATGATGGTTGGGTTGCATTTCAAGCTACAGATATATCACATTCCATAGGAACTGATGGTTGGACTACAACTATTAGAGGACTTATGAGAATGGCAGAACATGGGCCTACGGTGATAAAAGGTGATGAGATTACTATTGTAAAAAAAGAAGGACATGCTAAAATTGCACAAAATGTTAATCTTGATGAAACTGGTACAGTTGACCCACCAACAACTGATGAAGTTACTGAAGCGGAACATAGAGAACTTGAAACAGAAGAAGCTGCAGAATCTTTTGATAACAATAATCAAGTACCACGACCTAAGATTCCAATACCATCAGAAGAAGAAGATATATTAGATGATTTACCAATAGATGAAGATTGGATGGATGAAGAATTAAAAGTTGATGAAAGATTAGCACGTGGTGATATAAAACCAACAGAACCACCACCAGTAAGACCTAAAATTGAAATACCAAGTGCAGATGAAGATATAGAGGGGGATGTTGATGAGGGTGATACCAGCTTTGATGAGTTTGAAGATTTTTCAGATTTACCAGAACCACCACCACCAGCTGTTGAAGACCCATCTATACCACCAACTTATGATAGTTGGAGAATCGATGCGGTAAAAGAGGGTGAATATACTACGGAGATGTGGACAGTAACATATGAAGCCGTTCAATATAAAACATTTACGGATGGGAGTGTTAGAGAAACAAATAGAGGTCAAGCGTCAATCAAAAAGAAAGACCGAGAATCTGCTGACCGAACTGCAGACCAAGCCGCTCTTGGAACTGTAGGACATTGGCGTTGGACTACAACAGGTAAATCTAAGATATAATAATTATGCCTAAATCAACTGGATTATTAAAAAAATTAAATAGAACTGCTAATAGAATAGAAACTATGGCAGGTAAGACTGGTGTAAATGCATTTAAATATATTGATAAAGCGTGGGTTAGTCCAAATATACCATATCACATATATTATATGCCTGATGGAAGAGAGATTTATGCAACTGAAATGGAATTTAATGAATTTAAATCTGAAGTGATTGTGAGACACAAAGGTGAAACAGACTACAAAAGATATCAGAAAACTTTACAAAAGAGTGATAGATATGTTCCAGTTAGTCATAAACCAAGTGCTAAAAAATCTGATATTAAGAAAGGTTTTATGGAACGTTGTTTTGTAAAACCAGCTTCTACTGAAAATGCGTTAGTTACTGAAGTTGACCCTGTAGGATTTAAGGGTATACCAGACACATATAAGAAAATTAAAATTAGATGGCAAATAAAAGGTAAACGTGATGATGTTTCTTCTAAAAATATAAATCAAATACAAAAAGCTGATAGAATAGTACCAGGTGTTTCTGAGTTACCTATATCAGCGTTGGATGAATATAGAATTTCAACAAAAGAAGAAAAAAAGTATCTTTTAGAAAAAAAGCTTGAACGTATGAACAAATACTAAACTATTTATTTCTAAATAAAGGTTATATTATGTTAAAGTCAAAAGTCTTAGATAAAGGTTTTATTGAGGTTGTAGATTCACTTGGCACAGACTTAACAGTAGTTAATTCTGCTCGTGTATCATTCGGTAAGAGAAAAGAGAAATTCGATAAGTCAGATGAACGATTGGTTCGTTATCTTGCTAAACACAAACACTACTCACCATTTAGACATTTACAAGTTCAGTTCCATATAAAGGCACCTGAGTTTGTAATGAGACAAGCATATAAGCATGTAGTTGGTATTGAAACTACATCTAATAGTTCAACAAAAGACCACGCTTGGAATGAGATTAGTGGTAGATATGTTCCAGTTGAAGATTTTTATATGCCTGAAGTATGGAGAAAACAATCTCAAGATAACAAACAAGCATCAGAAGGGGAATTGGACTATGACGGACAAGAAACTGCAAGTTCATTATATAGAACAGGTATAAATGAAACAAAAAGAATTTACGAAGAACTTGTTAATCTTGGAGTTGCTAAAGAACAAGCAAGAATCATATTACCATTGAACCAATACACAGAAGTTTATTGGACAGCGTCATTTCAAGCTGTTATGAATTTTATTGAACTAAGAAATGAAAAAACTGCACAGATAGAAATACAAGAGTACGCTAAGGTATTGTTAAATCAGATGAAAGAAGTATTTCCAAAAACAACTAAATTGTGGTGTGAGGCACATAATTGGTAATAGTAGAATCCACAAGGGAGTGGGAAAAATTTATAACAAAGTTTAAGATGGAAGATTCGGTTGTATTACCGATACAATGTGATGATAAACTACACCCATCTGAATCAAAATTATGTTTGTTATATATTAGGTTATTAAATGATAATACAGATGAATATGTATTACCATTTAGACATTCTGATGCTCTAAATTTAAATTTGAAGTATATAAAGAAGACTAATACTTCAAAAAATATTTATACCTACGATAAGAAAAAATTATTACATCTTGTTGAGTGGGAAAATGTATTTGATTTACAAATGATGCATTATTTACGTAAAAATGAACCACTTTTAATTGAGGATGTAACCACCAATTCACACAATCATTTCAATACATACTATCGTAACTTTGATAATGTTAATTCTATTATACCAATACTAAAACACGTTGAGTGGTGTAGAGAAGTTATTGATAGAATAAAAGTATCTGCTCTTGGTAAACAACCATCTTGTTATGAGACTTATAATTTTGATGTATTAGAAAGTTTACAATATATAGAACAACATGGTTTAATGACTAAAGAGGGATTAGTTTATTCAGAGTATAATCCATATACAACAACTGGAAGACCATCTAATAGATTTGGTGGTACTAATTTTGCAGCGTTAAATAAAACTGATGGTAGTAGAGAAAAATATATTAGTAGATTTGATGATGGTATGTTGGTTGAGATGGATTATGACGCATATCATTTAAGGTTGATTGGTGATGTAGTTGATTATAAATTTCCTAATGGTTCAGTACATAAACACATGGCAAAGTTTTATGGGTGTGATTATGAAGAAAGTAAAAAACTATCATTTCAATATTTGTA